CAAACCTCAACGTAGCACCATATTTTGATGACTTTGATCCATCTAGTGATTATCATAAGGTGCTGTTTAAACCTGGATACGCTGTCCAGGCTAGAGAATTAACATCTCTTCAATCAATTCTGCAAAATCAAGTCGAAAGATTTGGTCAGCATTTTTTCAAAGAAGGCGAAAAGGTAATTCCAGGTAATACCTCATATAATAGGCGTTATTATTGCGTTCAGTTAGTTAATACCTTCCAGGGTGTTCCTGTTGCAGCATATGCAGAGCAACTTGTCGGCACTAAGATTACTGGTCTCACATCAGGTGTGACTGCTTATGTGGATTCTATTCTCCTTCCAGAAGACTCTGAGAGAGGGAATCTAACAATTTACGTAAATTATTTGGATTCAAGCACCACTAATAATTCTACGCAAACATTTTTTGATGCTGAAGAATTAGCGTGTAATGAAATCATTACGTCTGGTCTCTTAGGAAATAGTAGTATTTCTGTTGGTGCTCCGTTTGGATTGACACTTTCTAATGAGGCAGCGCAATCTGGATCTTCTTTTACGATTCAAAACGGTATATATTTTATTAGAGGTAACTTTGTTAATGTTGAAAAGGAAACTCTTATTCTTGATCAGTATGGTACAGATCCAAGTTATAGAATCGGTCTTTTTGTAAATGAAGAAATTATAACAGCAGATCTGGATGAAACCCTTAACGATAATTCTCAGGGTTTTAATAACTATGCTGCACCAGGAGCAGATAGACTTAAGATTAGTACCTCTTTAATTAAAAAATCTTTAGATGATTTTGATGATGGATCATTTGTTGAGTTAGGAACTGTTGTAAATGGTGGTTTAAGAACAGCATCTAAAAAAACAGGATTTTCTGGCAGTGGTCCTGGATATGATGATATTGGAAAGGTTTTAGCTGCTAGAACATTTGCTGAATCTGGTGATTATTACGTAACTCCTTTTGATGTTACAATGAAGGAGTCATTGAATAATAATGAAGGAAATGGTGGAATATTCAACACTGGACAATTCACATATGGTGGATCTGCACCATCAGACGATCTTGCACTGTATAGACTTTCGCCTGGAAGAGCGTTTGTAAGGGGTTATGATATTAAAACTGTTGATTCAACATACCTGGATGTTGATAAACCAAGAACAACAAAAACACTTGAAGATCAATCAATAATTTATAATACAGGATCAACCCTTAAACTTAATAACGTTCATAGAACACCATCTGTTGGAATAGGTAGCACTTATGTTTTAAGTCTTAGGGACCAGAGAGTTGGAACAATTGCAGAAACCGCTCCTGGAAACGAAATTGGTTTAGCAAGAGTTCTTGATTTTAGAATTGAATCAGGTGCTTATGATACCGCAAATGCAGATCTAAATCAATGGGGCATTTCTCTTTACGATGTTCAGTCATTTACAACACTTACATTAAATCAAGCAACCAGTCTCTCTGTTCCTACATTTGTTAAGGGACAAAGAAGTGGCGCAACTGCGTTCATTAGATCTGCAGTATCTGATAGTAAAACAGTTACCTTATATGAAACTCAAGGCGAGTTCATTGAGAATGAAGAACTTTTCTTTGATGGAATATTAAACGGTAGAATCGCCATCGCTGCCACTGCTCATGGTATTGGTGATGTAAAATCTGTATTTGGAACTACAGATGGAACTACAGGTATTCACACATTTAGTGCAGACACTGTTCAATCAGTTGCTCTTGATGTTGGTGTTGCAAGAATTACATCAAGAGATCAAGGCGGAATTAGTACAGTAACTAGCACCAATCCTTTGTTCCCAGGAACAGCAATTAAACTTGATAGTTTAGTGCAATATAGTGATCTTGCATCAGTTGTTGGTGATGATAACGATCCAATTGCTGGAAGAGTCGTAAGTGTTGGATCATCTCATATTGAAATCGTAGGTGTCACAACTGTTACTGGTATTTTTGGTGGCAAATTACCATCATCCGATACTAATGTAAACGATTTTAAAGTATTAACTACACCTCTTGATCCATCAACTGATAATTCTTTATTTACTAGACTTCCTAAAAATATAGTTGAAAGTGTAAATCTTACTGATTCTATTCTAACAATAAGAAAAACTTTTAATGTCAATATTGCTAGTAATAAATTATCCAGTACAATTACTGCTGACGATAATGAGGAGTTTTTACCATTTACTCCTCAAAGGTATTCACTTATTAGAGAGGATGGAACAACTGAAGAATTAA